GCGAAGGATCTGATCGAGAAGCAGGAGATCGTCGGTCTCGAGCGTTGGGGTGTCGGCATCCCGGTCGGCTACCCACCGGACGGCACCGACAAGGGTGCGATCGACCGGGTGGAGGAGATCCTGGTCGACATCCGCGGCGGCGAGCACTCGTACATCGCGTCGCCGGGTCCGAAGCAGACGACGGCGATGCCCGGCTATGTATGGGAGATCATCGGCCCGTCGGGGACACCACCGAACTTCTCGGAGGCGATCAACCGTCACCGCGGCGACATCAAGGCCGCCGTCCTCGCAAGGTTCGCCGAGCTCGGCCACTCGAGCGTCGGCGCCCGCGCGACCGGGGACATTCAGGCAGTCGTCTGGTTCGCCGCCCTCCACGCGATCGGCAGCTACATCACCGAAGCGCACGCCCCCGTCATCAAGGGACTGATCGACGCGAACTACAGTGGCGTCACCGAGTACCCGACGCTGCAGGCGCAGGACATCGAGGTCCGCAACCTGGTCGAGTATGCGACGGCGATCTCGCAGTTGATCGCGTCGGGTGCGGTCACGAACACGCCTGGTACGGAGGCTGCGGTTCGCGCCGGCGCCGGTTTGCCTGCGATGGAAGAGGACGAGGAGCAGCCGACCGAACAGGATCCGTCCGAGACGCCGAGCGAGCCGGAGCAGACGCAGCTCGACCGGCAGCAACAGCCGGGTCCGCCGGCGGGCCCGCCCGGCCAGAACCATCCGCCGTACGGCACCCAACCCTAAGAGGGGACCACCCCATGCGCCGACCCGTCCTACTCGGGCTAGCCGCCGCCGTCTTCCTGGCTGGCGTTCTGGCTGCTGTGGCGCTCGCCTCGACCGGCACCGCGACGGTCTGCGCGACGAGTCCCGTCCAGACGATCAGCGCGAACGGTGTGAAGGTGGGGACGATCTCGCCGAAGGTCGCGTGTATCACGGCGACGTACATGATTCCGACGGTCACGAACACGGTGACGCAGACGGTGACGGTGACGCAGCCCGGTACGACTACCACTCCCCCGCCGAGCGGCTGCTTTCAGTCCCCCGGTTCGTGCGGCTATCCCGATCCGGCCTTCCATAACGTCGGGGTCCCGCAGGGAACGAACTTGACGCCGAGCGGCAGCATCACCGTGACCACACCCGGAGCCGTCATCGATGGACTAGATGTCAGCGGCGGGATCAACGTCCAGGCGAACAACGTGACGATCAAGAACACAAGGGTCAACTGCACCACATGTGCGCCGGGCGATTCGGCAGTCCTGATAGGGCGCGGGTTCAGCGGTCTAGCTATCCAGAACTCGGAGGTGTCCGGTGGCAGCATCGATGACTTCGGTTCAGGAGATTCGAGCACGACAACGCTCGATCACGTCTATGTCCATGACTGCGGCGAGTGTGTCCACTACATGAACACGATCACCGACAGCTACATCGTCTCCTGTTACTGCGTCGTGGCAGGCGCTCACTATGAGCCGGTGTTCACCGACAAGGACTTCATGAACGTTCAGCATTCGGTGCTGCTGAACCCGCACATCCAGACGGCCGCGCTGATGGCCGGCAAGAGCTCCGGCCCGTGCTCGATTCATCTGAGCGTGACCAATAGCCTGCTTGCTGGCGGCGGATTCGTGATCTACCCCTGCGCCAACACCTCGAGCGCCGGTACGAGCGTCGTCACGTTCACGGGAAACCGCTTCGCCCGCTGTACCGAGACGCCGACTACGCAGAACGGCGCGAACATTTGCACGGGCTTCCCGTTCGTCGATCATGGCAGCGATAGCTTCATGGCGCAGAACGGCACGGACGGCCAGGGCTATTTCCCGAGCGGCGGCCAGTTCGGTTTCTCCGCCTACATCTATTGCGGGCAGACGACCTGGACGGGCAACATCTGGGATGACAACGGGGCAGCCGTGAGTTGTGACGGGACATAGGTGGCGACTGCCTCCGACAACTTCAACCGGGCGAACGAGACTCCGCTCGCCGGTAACTGGACGTGCTTCATCAATACGTGGAACCTCGCCGGAAACATTGCCGTTGCGGCGAGCGGCGCGGTTGACGCCGATGCGGTCTACAACGCGATAACACCCGCCGACGATCAGTTCTCGCAAGCGGACCTGACCGTTAGCGGTACGAACGGCAGCGATCAGGGAGTCGGGCTGCTGCTGCGAACCGACGGTGCTGCTTCCCCGACGCACTACCGCATCGTCGTCGACCATGCCGCAACGAACAATGTCGCCATCGACCGCTTTAACGTCGGAGTGTTCGCGAGCCTGAAGACCGTCACGCAAGCGTGGACCGACGCCGATACCTGGCGCGTCGAGATCACCGGCTTCATCATCACCATCAAGCGCAACGGTGCGACGGTCACAACGTTCGATGACTCGGCCTCCGGCTCGAAGATCGCGTCAGGGAAAGTCGGCATCTGCTTCTCGTCCACCGAAACGTCGGCCTCGCTCGATAACTGGTCGGGCGGTGACCTGGCTGCGCCCATTGGACTGCACCCGTTCGAGCCAATCCCGTTCGTTTCCCCACGAAGGATGTGACTGATGGCGAGGCAGTACCTCCAGGATGGCGGTCTACTCACCGAGCCGGCGATCACCGACCCGCTCGCAGCCAACGTCACGACGACGATCGTCAACATCGTTTCCAACTCGCTGCGCTACTTCGTGATCCCCGCCTACGACCCGCGGCCAGGCAAGGTCTACGTGGTTGAGGCGGGTGGACTCATCACGACCGCCGCGACCGGGGCGTTGACTATCAGCCCGTTCATCAGCACGACGAGCGGCACGACCGGGACGAACCTTGGCGCATCAGTCGCCCAAACCGTTCCGGTGTCGTCGCTGTCCGGGCCGTGGTGGATGCGTTTCGTTCTGACGGTGTTGACGACGGGCGATCCGGGCGGCTCGAACGCGACGATCAAGGGGACCGGCGTCTTCCAGTCCGGTGGTGTCGCCGCGACAGCGAACAGCGGCCTTGACCTGACGTTCGGCGGCACGTCGGCTGTGTTCGATCATTCCGTCAACCAGACGTTGAACATCTGCAAGACCCTGAGCGTCGCCGGCTCATGGACGACTCAGTGGGCTCTCTTCTACGCGATGAACTGAGGCCCTAGATGCCCATGTTCCTGCCGGGGCCGGGGCCGCTAGTCCTCGTTCGGGAGCAGTCGTTCGCGCCGACTGCCATCGCGGTTACGACGGTCGATGTCGCCGGGAACGGGATCGCTTCTGCTCAGGCGTTCGGGATCGCCGACGTCCAGTTCGTCGTCAAACCAGTCGCGATTGCTTCAGCTGAAGCGTTCGGGACGACGCGCGTCGTTCGGATCATCCGCAACGCAGGCGCGATCGCGACGGCCGAGGCATTCGGCGTCACCCATGTCCAGTTTGTCGTTCGCCCGGTCGCGATCGGCTCGAGCGAAGCCTTCGGCGTCACCCACGTCCTTTTCGTGGTCAAGCCGATCGGCATCACTAGCGGCGAAGCGTTCGGAACCACGCGCGTTCTCTCGCCGCAGTACATCTCGATCGCGGGCAAAATCGCGAGCGCCGAAGTCTTTGGAACTACGCATGTCCTGTTCGTCGTTCGCGGCATCGGCATCGCGAGCTCGGAAGCATTCGGGACCCCGAAGCTCGTCACCAGCATCATCCGCAGCGCGGGAGCGATTGCGAGTGCGGAAGCCTTTGGTACGACGCATGTCCGGTTTGTCGTCGGTTCGATCGGGATCACGTCTCGGGAAGCATTCGGGACGCCGCAGGTCTCGACCGGCGTCTACTTCGTTACGGGAGTCGGCGCTATCCCTTCGGCCGAGTCGTTCGGCCTCACGCACGTCCTCTTCGTCGTCCGTGGGATCGGAGTCAGCTCAGCGCAAGCCTTCGGGTCACCCTCCCTGCCAAGGCTGCTGCAGCGAGCAGGCACAGTCGGCTCGGCCGAGGCGTTCGGCACAACGCGAGTCCGCTTCGTTGTCGGCAGCATTGGTATCGCGAGCCGTGAGGCGTTCGGGACACCGACGAAGAACCCGCAGGTCATCTTCGTCCATCCGGGGATCAGCTCCACTGAGGCGTTCGGGATCGCAACGGTCTTCGACGCGACCGTCCAGACGGCCTCGGCGTACGGCAAGGTGTTCCTCAGCGACGTAGCCGTCTTCGCCGTGACCCTCATCGACACAGCCGGATACGGCGCCAGCGCCGATGGCGCACCCGTCTTCGGCCAAGGCGTCGACGACGCGCTCGTCTACACCGAACGCACCTCGGACGCACTCGCCTACGCCGGAGCGATCGACGACATACCGGGAGGTCACTGATGGCGACATCGATCGGCCTCTACGACGTCGGCGACATGATCCGGCTCCGCGCCACCTTCGTCTCAACCGACCTCATCACCCCAGCTGACCCGTCGACGATGATCTTCCGCATCCAGAGCCCCGCCACCGCGGTCGCCTGCTACGCCTTCGGCGTCGCCGCAGCCTCCGTGGCAAGGGCCGGCGTCGGCGCGTACTACAAAGACATCACCCCCGACGTGTACGGCCAGTGGGTCTACAACGCCCTGGCAACTGGCGGTGTCCAGGCGGTCGACGAGTGGACGTTCACGGTCAAGCACTCAGCCTTCATCTAGGAGCCCGCATGAAAGTTCTCGCGATCAGAACCCGCGACGGCCACTACCTCGAGTTCGCAACGATCCGCGCCAACCTCGACGACGGCAGCGAGATCGCAGTCGACCTCAGCCAAGCCGTCTTCGTCGAGATCCTCGAGGTCGGCGTGCCGGAGCCGCTACGCCAATTCGACGACTGCAAGGGGCCTGTGCCGCACGCGATCAACGGTGCCGGCGGAATCAAATCCGAAGAAGTGGTCAAAGGGATCGGCTAATAGGAGGCCGCAATGGCGAACGGCTTGTTCGACTCAGGACGACAGGGCTTCCTCACCGCTTCGATGGGATGGCTCGCCGGTTCTGTACCGGGGACCTGGGTCATTTACATCATGGGGAGCCAACCCCAGAACCTCACCACCAACGTTTTCCTCTCAGACATCCCGAATACGGTCTGGCGAGCACGCGGCACCTACCTCACCACGAAGGGCGTCGCTGCAGGCGTCGCCTCCGCCGCGAACACGCTCGTCCCGGCCGTCGGCTCGTCCGGCTCCGCGACCGCCGTCTACCTCGTCGCCGTCAACGAGACGGGCGCCTCCCAGACATCGCTGCTCGGCTTCTCGATCGACACAGCGACGGGCCTCCCGTTCCTGCCGAACGGTGGCGATGTCCAGATCAACTGGGATACCGGCGCGAACATGATCTTCAAATTATGATTTCTGGTAGTATCCCAGTGTGGCAAGCAAGGCGAAGCCGGAGCAGCGCAAGACGATCAGCGTCATCTGTCCGGTCTGTGGCGATCCGTTTGAGCAGCGCAAGGATGGACGCCCGAAGACGTGCTCGAAGTCATGCTCGCTGACTAAGCACTACCGCAGCGGACTTCGTCGCGAGGAATGGAAGCGGCGAGAACGATTGCCGCGTATCAAGCAGAGCGCGGGCTACATCTGGGCCTATGCCCCGGATCATCCGAACGCTCGCATCGGCGGTCTCTACGTCCTTGAACATCGACTCGTGATGGAGAAAGAACTCGGACGGTTACTTGGGCCGCATGAGCGGATTCATCACAAGAACGGCAACCGCTCGGACAACCGGATAGAGAATCTCGAGTTGTTCGTCGGAGGCCATACACAGGGCGCATCCGAGAAGCATTGTCCGACCTGCACTTGCTTCGATCACTAGGAGCCTCATGCCTCTTCCGGAGCCGCACGTCATTGGCTTTCCGGGCGGCCACGATCTGCTCTTGCGAACCGGACCGTTCGACGACATTCGTGACGTCATCACAGCGGCACCGAACTGGGGCGGCCACGGCTACGCGACGAGCGACATCTTCACCGTCCGCCACAAGCTGATCCGCGAGCTCGATCCGCAACCTCAATCGGTGTTCGAGTTCGGGTCGCTGCTCGGCTACTTCCTGCTCACAGCGGTGGACGCTGCTCCGTCGATCGGGCGTGTCGGCTGGATCGACCTCGAGGTGGACGTACCCGAGTCGAACCGGCTCTGCCTCGAGAACCTGAACGACTACGGACGGAAACGCAACCATGGCTTCTCGACATGGTGCGGCACTCAGACGCGCCAATGTCTCGAGTTCAGCAACGCCGATCTCATCCAGGTCGACGGTGCGCACAGCTACCCGGACTGCCTTACGGATCTCGTCTGGGCGATGGAGTTGGGACCATCCGTGGTCTTCGTCGACGACTACGCCGCGATCAACGATGTGAAGCGCGCAACCGACGAGTTCGCAGCCTGGCAAGGAGTCGAAGTCGAGTACCACGAGACCGTCAACGGGCTAGCTGTCCTGCGATTTTGAAGGAGGCCGAAATGCCGACGAAGGAAGAACTGGAGACCGCGCTGGAGAAGGCGGAGCGGAAGATCGCGAGGTTGGAGGGGAAGGTGGCGGAGTTGGAGATCGCGGCGGCGGCTATGCAGGCCCCGGATGATTCGCCTGTCTTCGGGTTGAACGCGGTCCCGTTGGAGCAGCGCTGATGCCTAAGCGTCCCGACAAAGGGGGAACGTCGCCGATCGGAACGATCGAGCCCATCGGTGAGATTCGCAGGGAGGACTAGATGGCCGACAGCAGACAGTTTCTCGAGCTTGCCTCGGGCGCGAGCGGAATTTTCACGAAGCTCGCCTCGATTCCGTCCGGCGCTGACAACGCGATTATCCGTGTTGATGCCGGGACGGTGCGCTTGTCGGAATCGACCGGCTCATGGTTGAACGCCTCCATCGGCCTCATGTTCGCAAGTCCTGACCAGGCGTTCCGTATCGGCAACGGGATTCCGCTGACTGCGTTCGCGTTCGTGCCGCTCGGTGGCGCGGCAGCCGTCCAAGTCTCGTACTACTCGTATCACGGCATCGGCCAGTACCTCTAAGGAGGAACCATGACATTCACCTTCGCCGACGTGTGTCTGGCCGTCGTCGCGGTCTGCTCCGTCATCCTGACCATCCACTTCGTTTTCTGATGGGCCTGTTCACTAAGGACGAGCTTGACGTGCTCGACCTGATCGCGTCGAACAAGCGGTTGTCGGATACCGACAAGGAGCATCTGCCGGCGTTGAAGGCGAAGCTAGGCACGGTCGGTAACGCGCCGCTGCTCGCGCAGTTCGTCAATCTGACCGGCTGGACGAACCGGCCGAAGGACTATCCGCAGTGAGCACGACGGCCACCGAAACACCGAGACAGGTGAAGGTCGCGAAGTTCATCCAGATCGCGTCCGGCCAGCCATACGGTCAGAGCCTGATCATGTTCGCGCTTGACGAGGCTGGCGTGGTTTGGCAGCAGATCGTCGGGAGGGATAACGAGTGGCAGCCGTTGCCGAGCAAGCGTGGACGCCCCGCGTCCCCCTGACCGCGGCGGAGCGGCTCGTCGACTTCCCCGCCCATAACAGGCACATCGTCCAGCGGAGGCTTGCAGTTGAGCGGTATGCGTTACCTGCCGTCCGACGTCTCGCTTTTCTGGTCGCGGAACACAACCTCCCGACCGCCCAAGTGCAGCAGGAGCTGGAAGGACGGCTGTATGTCTCGCTCGCCCGCTCGGTCGCATTCGGTTACGAGCAGGTACGACGTGAACTTCGCGGAGAGCGTCAGCCCATTCAGGCGTCTCTGCGTATCCCCGGCATCGGTGACCGTGGGCGCGTTGTCCTGCAGGGGTTGCCGGGTATCCACGGTCTTGTTCGCAGTCGAGCGGCGCTCGTGGCTCGTGACGTTGCCGAGGCGGCCACGTTGGCTGCTCATCAGGCAGCGACGAAGCCGCAGGCAACCAAGGTCGCGGTGACGCTCGCCGTCGGAGACGCTGCGCGACGCACTCTCCACAACGATGTTCTGCAGCTGGTCGGCGAGGCGCTGAACCTCGGCCGCGGCGCCGGCGCCGCATCGGTACCCAGCCCACCGGAGTACGCGATGCGCAGTGAGCAGCTCGACGAGAACACCTGCGACTCCTGCGACGAGCTGCACGGCCTGATCGTCCAAGTCGACTCCGCCGAGTACATGGACGAGATGCCTCCGGCCGAGTGTGAGGGCGGCGGACGCTGTCGCGGAATCTACGTTTACGGAGCGTGACCGGATGCCGACAATCGCCGAGCAGAAGCCCCAACTCGAGGCGTTGAAGCTCGACCTCGAACGAGGAGGAACGATGGAGATGATGCGTGGCGCGGTCGAGCTGACGGCACAGTCGGTCGACTCGACTGGCCAGTCCTGGATCGAAGTGATGCCGGTCGTCGAGAAGGCCCGGAATGGGCCGCACTATTTCACGATCACCGCCGACGACCTGACCGCGGCGATCGAGTTCATCAAGGCGAACCCCGACCGGATCCCGATCGACTACGACCATGCGGGCGCCGAGGGTGGCTCGACGAAGGCTGCAGGCTGGTTCACAGGCAACGCCGAGATCCGTAACGGCTCACTGTGGGCGGAGGTGAAGTGGACGCCGGCCGCTGTGCAGGAGATTCAGGACGGCTCGTTCCGCTTCGTCTCACCGGAATGGTCGATGGAGAACAAGGATGCGAAGACGGGCCTGTGGACGAAGTTCAAGGCGCTGGCTGCGGCCACTCTGACGAACCGGCCGTTCTTCGAGGAGATGTCTCCGGTAGTGGCGCATCAACTCGACTCCGAGCAGCTCGAGCAGCTAGCCACGCTGCACGGTTCGGAGGTCGCCGATCTTCTGCGTGCTGCGCAGGGCGACGACGAGGAAGTTTTTTCGACCGCGATCTCGGCGGCACTCGCAGCAGGCGGCACTCCCTCCGCCACAGACCAGGGAACGGACGACGACCCAAAGGAGATCATCGTGGCCGACGACAAGCCGGTGACGGACTACATGAAGGCGCTCGGACTCGACGACACCATCGACCCGAAGCAGCGCCTCGCTGTCGCATTCCGCGACAAGGACGACCAGATCGAACGCCTGACGGCGCAGGTCACCGACTTGACGGCCGCTGGCGGCGAGAAGAGCAAGCAGGCAGAAGAGCTCGCCTCGCGCCTCGAGGAACTCGAGCAGAAAGACAGGGCACGCGACATCGACCTGATCTTGGTGCGTGCCGTCGAGAAGGGGCGGGTTCTGCCCGCCGAGAAGGAGACGCTCGCCGAGGTGTTCGCCTCGGACGTCACCGGCCTGAGGAAGCTGATCGCTACACGGCCGGGCGACATGTTCGTCGGTGAGGCGAAGGGCGGCACCGCCGATCCGGACCGCTACGTCGACGACCCCGACGTGACCCAGTACGTCAAGGGTCTCGACACGAAGGGCGACCCCGTCGACACCGAGCAGGCGAAGACGCACCTTGCAGCGATGCAACTCCTGAAGGAAGACGGCAAGGACAAGACCTACACCAACGACGAGTACGTGGCCGCGTACAACCGGGCCGCCCAGCTCGTCTACTAGGAGACACACATGGCACACGAAACCCAGGCCGAGTCCTACATCTTCAGTGGACGGGCGGCCTCAGCGATCCAGCCGTACGGGGTGCTGTCGTTCCCGGTAGGGTCGGGCATCGATTACGGGCTCGTTCCGGCTGTCGGCGCGAGTTCTCCCTGCTTTGGCGTCAGCCGCGCATCCCATGCGGTAGGCGACGCGGCCGAGTGCATCACCTACGGTGAGGCGAAGGTTCGGGCGCTCGCGTCGATCGGTGCAGGCGCAATCGTTGGTCCGGCGGCCGCAGGCTCGATCGGCGTTGTTGTCTCGGCACCAGCCGTCGCTACCAGCTATACGAACGGTGTCGGCGTCGCAGTTCAGAACGCCGCGTTGAACGACATCTTCACGATCCTCGTCCGGCCGATCTCCGGCTAAGTCCCCACGACCCTCTAGCGGCTGATTTTCCGGGAGCCCCGGTCGCGCTAAAGGAGCACTAGATGGCAACCACTTCCGTGGGGAATGTCCATGTCAACGTTCCCCTTTCAAACCTCGCGATCCGGTACATGCCACACATGGACGGCTTCATCGCCGACGAGGTATGCCCCCGGATTCCGGTGGTCAACGAATCGAACGTGTACTACACCTGGCAGCAGGCCGACTTCTTCTCGGTCGATGTGTCCGACCTCGTGCCTGATCGCGGAACGCCGCGCGAGATCGACTTCACGGCAACGACCGCCAGCTATTCGGCGAACCGTCGCGAGCTCGGCTGGTCGATCTCCCAGCGTGAACGGAACAACGCCGACAACCAGCTTGACCTGGAGACGGCGAAGCAGCAGGGCGTCCTCGCACGGCTCGCGTTGCTTCGCGACCAGCGCATCGCCGCCCTGCTGAAGGCGGGCGGTACGACGACCGTCCTCGGTGAGATCATCACCGGCGGTTTGGATTCGTCGATGACCGCCGCCGCCAACCCGAAGTTCGACGTCTCGACGACTCTCTGGTCGGACTTCACCGGCCAGGTCACGGTCGGGATCAGGGCGATGCGCCAGACGATCGGCGTCCAGCCGAACACGATCATCATCCCCGCGTACGTTGCTGAGGGGATGCAGAAGTCCGGGATCTTCACCGCCGCCGGCGGCCCGATCAACCAGTACACCGGCACCCCGGCCGACAACCCGTACTTCGACCAGTATCCGCTGCTTCCGACGCGGATCATGGGATGCCGGGTGCTCGTGCCGGGCAACATCAAGAACACGGCGAAGGAAGGCCAGACGGCCTCCTACTCGGACGTGTGGGGCAAGGACGTCACCCTGCTCTATGTGACGCCTGGCCCGTCGATGACGGTCCCGTCGGTCGCGTACACGTTCCAGGCTGAGGCGCTTCTCACTCGGCAGGCGCGTGACGACGTGCGCCGGATGGACGAGTACTTCCTCGGCAACACGATCGCCGAGAAGGTCGTAGCCCCGTTCGCGGGTTACACGATCACCGCGGCCGCAACCTAGACCGCAGCCTGACAGAGAAGGGCGAGGAGCCCCGCCCTTCTCGTTCCCCTCGGCAGGAGAGCCAGGGGGTCCTCTTCGCGTCGGGCTCCCGTTGCTGGGGTCCCCCTGGCTGTCCTGTCGTTCACTCGCAAGGAGCCCGCTTTGACCGCTCTCAAGCAGCGCCACCCTGTACCGGACCCGAAGATCGCCGCCTGCCTTATCACGAAGAACTCGGAGGCGTCCCTAGAAGCCGCTCTCGAGACGATCCGGCCGTTCGTCCACGAGATCAACATCTACGACACCGGCTCCAAGGACGGCACCTTCGACCTGCTCGAACGGTTGAGCAAGGACGTCCTGCTGGTCGTCAAGGATGGGACGCCGATCGAGACGCTGCAGGAGGAGCCGGCGGCGCGCCGTGCGGACTGCAGTTACGCGCAGTTGGCGCCGATCCGTGTCAAGCATGGCACCTGGCGCAACGACTTCTCGTGGGCGCGGACGCAGAGTTTCAAGATGGCGTCGCCGGAGTGCGACTGGTTCCTCTGGCTCGACGACGACGACCTGATCGTGAACGCGCTCACCCTGCAGCAGCTCGCCTATACGGCTCCGCCGGAGCTCGACGGGTTCGTGATGCGATACGACTACGCCCATGACGAGGCGGGCAACCTCGTCTGTGTTCTGTGGCGTGAACGGTTGATGCGGCGTGCGTCCGGGTTCGCGTGGAAGGGCGCGATCCATGAGGTGCTGATCCCGCCGGATGGTCGTAGTCCGAACTTTCAGATGGTGTCGCCGGAGATGGTGCGTTACATCCATGAGCGGCCACCGGATCGATATCCGCCGGAGCGGAACCTGCGCATCCTCCAGGCCGACGCGCGGAAGGCGCGCGACCGGGGCGAGCAGCCGGACCCGCGGACCCTCGCGTATCTCGGCACCGAGCATATGGCGCTCGGCAAGTTTGAGCAGGCGATCCCGTTCCTGCATGAGTACCTCAGCCACCCGAACGCCGGCTGGTCGGATGAGCGGATGCAGGTGCAGCACAAGCTCGCGACCTGCCTCCGGTTGATGAATGAGCCGACTGCCGCCTATGAGGTTGAGCACACGGCGACGAAGGAGCGGTTCGACTGGGCCGAGAATTATTGCGGCCTCGTCGAGACGTGCGCGATGCTGGAACGTTGGGGCGAGGTTGAGCATTGGGCGCAGCTGGCGTTGAAGTTCGGGATGCCACAGTCGATGCTGATCCTGAACCCGCTCGAGTTCTCGCTGCTGCCGTTGGCGCGCCTGTCGGAGGCTTGTGCGAAGCAGGGCCGGTTCGACGAGGCCGACCATCATCTCGCGGAGGCGGCGAAGGTCGCGCCGGGCCATCCGGCTATCGCGTCGCAGGGTGCGGCGATCGCTCAGATGCGGATGGAAGGCGAGTCGATCCAGGCTGTATTGAAGTTGCGCGAGGTGCTCGTCCGCCACGACGAGAACTTGAAGGCGTTGCAGGTGATCGAGTCTGCCCCCTATTACATCGCGGAGCATCCGGCGATCGTGCAGGCCCGGTCGGAACAGCGCGAGATGTGCAAACACTACTTGCGGCCGGAGGAGTACGTCCGCTGGTACGAGGACGAGCCGAAAGAGTCGACGTATCCGTGGGATGAGATCGACGAGGTGCCGGAGCGGTTCGAGCGCGTCAAGGGACTCCTGGATGGCCTCGCTGAGCAGGCTTCTAAGCTCGGCCGGCCACCTCGCGTCCTAGACCTCGGCTGCAACGACTGGGCGCTTGTAGGCGCTGTTCTGTGGCGTCACGGCTACGTCTGCGATGGCGTCGAGTTGAACAAGGGCAGCTATGAACGGGCGCTCGAGCTCGTAGCTGCGGAGACAGCCAGCGCGAACGGCAACGGGCCGAAGATCGTCCAGGGCGATCTGCACGATGCGGGTAGGCTTCTCGGTCCGTGGGCGCAGGCGGAAGGCGAGCCCGGCCAGCACGGCTACGACGCCGTCTCGATCTTCGAGGTGCTCGAGCACGTCCCCGACGTTGAGAAGGCGCTCGCCGTCGCCGAGTTGATGCTCAAACCTGACGGCCGCGTCTACCTCTCCACCCCGAACGGTGCCTTCGAGCGCGGCAACCTCTCCACCTGGGCGCGGGTCGAGCGCAAAGGACATCTGCGCGCTCTGCCGGTGCATGAGTTGGCCGAACTCATCATCAAGCGTGGCAGGATCGAAGACGTCCGCCTCCACGCCGTCGACCCTGCCGACCCGCGACTCACGTTCCTCAGCTACACGCCGCGCAAATCGAAAGGCAAGGTCGTCTTCTACGGCGGAGGTGCGTGGGAGCCGTGGTCGCCACGGTCGATGACTGAGGGTGGTCTCGGCGGGTCGGAGACGGCGCTGGCACAGGTTTCGATTCGCATGGCGATGGACGGCTACGAGGTCAAGGTGTACTCGGGTGCGGAGCCGGGCATGTACGGCGGCGCGCTCTGGCGGCCGTTGCACGCGTTCGACGCTGGTGAGGAGTGCGATCTGCTTGTCGTGTCGCGGGTGCCGCACATCTTCGACCGGCCCGTCGCGGCAAAGAGGACGGCGTTCTGGTCGCATGACCACAGCTACCCGGAGATGCTGACCGACGAGCGGCTCGGGAAGATCGACCATGTTGTTGTCTTGTCGGAGTGGCAGAAGGCCAGGTTCGCCCGGTTGTATCCGGCTGCGAAGGAGAAGCTGACGCTGATCCGCAACGGGATCGGGATGTTCGACCCCGACACTGGCGAGGATCGTTACGCCGACGCTCGAGCTAGGACGTTCACGCAGCGGAAGCCGCGCGCAGTGTTCTCCTCGTCAGCCGATCGTGGCCTTGACGTTCTGGTCGGTCTCTGGCCGGCGATCCGTGAGCATGTCCCCGACGCCGAGCTGCACATCTTCTACGGCTTCAACGTCCTCGATGCGGTGGCGAAGGCGAACCCGCAGCTGCTCGACTTCAAGCGCGGTCTGCTGGCGCAGATCGAGATGCTGGGCGGTGAGAAGATTGGGATCTTCCTACGCGGTCGGGTCGGCCAACGCGAACTCGCAGACGAGATGGGAAAGGCTCGCGTGTGGGCGTACCCGACCGCGTTCTTGGAAACATCGTGTATTGGTGCGATGGAGGCGCGGGCGTGTGGTTTGCCGATCGTGACGTCGGCGCTGGGTGCGCTGAACGAGACGGCCGCTCATGGAATCCGGATCGACTGGAACGCCGACGAGGATGAGCCGTTTAACCAGACGAAGGAGTACGGCGAGAAGTTCGTCGAGTCTGTCACCAAGCTTCTAACCGACGGAGAGTTGTGGCACTACTGGTGGAAGCAGGCCGTTGGCGAAACGACTCCTCCGATCGACATCGGACAAAACGATTGGCAGCGGCGGATACCGGACTGGGAGGCGCTCGTGCCGAAGAAGCCAGAGCCGGTGATCTTGCACTACGGCAACATGGCCTCGACCACGGGATCAGTTGAGCCAATCGTGCTCAACTTCACGAAAGCGACCTGATGGCCTACATCGGCGCGACCGAACTCTCCGGCCTCCTCCCGAACGCCGTCCCAACCCTCACTGGATCGTCGCGGCCGCTCAACATGGGCGAAGTCGCCACCATCTGCGAACGAGTCAGCATCGAACTCGACACCGCCGCCGCCATCGCCGGCTACCTCACACCCATCCCCACCACCGCAACACAAGCGTACGGCCAAATGGCCCTCTACAACTCATGGGGAGCAGCCTGCCGCACGTTGCAGGTGATCTTCCCCGGCGGCGGTAACAGCGCCGCGATGCCGCTCGCGCAGGACTACTGCAACGACTTCAAAGCCGTCCTCGACCGGATACGTCAGAGCGCAGAGATCCTCGTCGGCGCACCAACAGACCCATCCGAGACAGCCCGTGACCTTCCCCGCTCCCTCTCAACGTCCGACCCGACAGCAACCTCCGGCGTCCAGGCGCAGTCACAGGTCGGGATGAAGTTCTGATGGCACGCACCGTAAGTAGCGGTGGCGGCGTCACCATCGAGATCGAACCGCCGATCGAGTTCATCCTCAAACAGACTGGCCGATTCCAAGAGGCGCTGCTCGACCTCGAACCGCTCTGGGAACTGGTCAAGCCGATCGCAGCCCGTGTCGAAGAGGACCAGTTCTCAACGCAGGGCGAGGGCGCGTGGCCTGCGCTGGCCGAGTCGACGATCGCTCGCAAGGAGTCTGGCGGCTGGCCGATGGATCCGCTCGTCCGCACAGGCGACCTCAAAGACTCACTCACGAATCCTGGTCGAGCCGCCGACACCGGGCCCGCCCACATGATCTATGGCAGCGACGTCGACTACGCCCTCTTCCACCAGGAAGGCACGAGCAGGATGCCGGCGCGGCAATTGATTCCTGACCCGTACCGCGTCGAGGACCGCCGAAAGATCGAAGCCGCGATGGTGACCTATGTGAACGCAGCATCGAGGCTTACCTTCGGGAGGGTCTGATGTCGCTCAGACTCGGCGAATACGCCGTTGAGTTGGCGAAGGCGAAGCTACAAGCGAACATGCCAAGCCGCGTCGCTGACATCAACGCCGACGCGAGCCTCCCCCGGATCGACCCGCTGCTCTCCGACCAGCACATGTATTACACCAGCGGCCTCGAGAGCATTCCGGCAACGCCAGCGATCATCATCGCCGAAGGGCCAGCCTCGTTCGGTGAGGAGGGGCCGCACACGCTGATCCTCGACCCGATCGAGCTCGGAGTCTGGGTGCTCGAAGCCGACCCTGACCGCCAGGTCCTCGGCAAGCGGCTGCAGCGTCAGACGCGCGCCGTCATCGAATCGCTCTGGGACAGCCAGCCGCAGGAACAGCTCGACAGCAAAGCCTTCCGGATCATGCCAATGCGTACCCAACCTGGCCGAGTGTTCGAGCCCGATCAGGTCGACGCCTGGCGCGGCTTCTACCTGACCGTCTTCAACGTCCAACAGATCGAGGAGTGATCCATGCCCGCCTTCAGTACCGCGGACCCAAACGCATTCGTAGGACTCAGCCTCAAGCAGACGGCGCTGGGCACTCCCAACCTCGCGCCCGCCGGCTACCGCTTCATCAAGTACATCAGCGGCTTCAACTTCGACCCGCAGCAGGACGTCACGTTCATCCGCGAGGGTGGCGACGGTCTCGACTGGGGATCCGGCTACCTGAAGACGTGGAAGGGTGTCGGCCAGGTCGTCTTCTACGCCCGGCCGGAGATGACCGGCCAGATCCTGTCGGCGATGCCGGGTGGCGCGACGTGGACGGGTGGCACGGTTCCGGCGACCCATTTCTTCCACACCGGACATGCCTCCTTCCCGTATGTGACGATGATCGCCGGCCACCCTGGCACCGACCTGATCCACCTCCTGTCGGATGTTCGCTTCACCGGCCTGACGCTCGAGGCGATGGCGGGTGAGCCGTGGAAGTTCACGCTCCCCTTCACCGCGATCACGTACGGCGCCTCCACGGCGGCGGGTCTGCTGACGCCGAGCTACACGACCGGCACCGGAGTCGACTCGTACTTCAAGTACTACGACAACCCCTCCTACGCAGTCGACGGTACGGCCGACTCCACGATCGAGTCGTTCAAGATCGACCTGGCGCTCGGCGCGGAGGAGTTGCAGGCGCAGAGGACGCAACTCGACGACATCGTCATCCAGAACAGGGATGCGAACATCGAGATCGTCCGCCGGTATCAGAACAAGACGACGTGGGCGAAGATCGCATTCGCGGGTGGCGTCCAGCCGACGACGTCGGTTGCGACTGGCGCCTTCAACGCGGCCGTCACTCAGGACTCCGGCGTCAACCTCCGCCAGCTCTCAGCGATCGCACCGCTGATCGCTTACAACGACGACACGCTGACCGAGCTCGACCCGGACGGCAAGACGGTCCGGGAGACGATCACAGGCAAGATCCTGAAGGGCGCGACGTCGGCGGTGATCTTCGAGTTGAAGAACCAGCACGCCTCTACATACTAGACCCGGCGCTGCCGGAGCAGTACGTCCTGCTGGCGCAGGATCTTCTTTCGCTGACGGCTGCCCTTCGTCCCCATGAGGATCCATTTCGGGATGTAGAAGAGGAAGCCGCCGAGGCAAAAGAAGATCAGGAAGAACAACCGGCCGATCATGGCCGACAGAGTAGTGCAATAGGAGCCCACATGCCAAGGATCATCAAGATCGGCGAACTGCTGCCCGCAGATTTCGTCGTGGAGCTATCGGCTGGTGAGCAGTTCACGATGCCCGGCGACCCGCCGCTCGAGCTACTGCTGAAGATCGCCGAGTTGTTCGAACGCACGGAGAACGCGAACGGCGACGCGGGCGAGGTCGGCCTCGAGGTGTTGCGCGAACTCGACTTTCAGATGTTGGAGTTGCTGCGGATGCGGCAGCCCGAACTTAGGGCGAGCCCGTTCGGTGTTGTCGGCGTCCAACACGTCGTCGCGACGATGTTGCAGGCGTACAACTTCGCGGCGGTGCCGGACAAGGATGAGGCGGAGGGTGATCCTGAGAACCCTCCCTCGCCCGCCCGGTCGACGCGGTCGAGTGGATCGCGGTCCTCATCGAAGAGTTCTCGTTCCCGCCGGACTACTGGCACCGGATCGGGTGGGCAGAGTTCCAAGCCTGGCAGCGTCTAGCCGCCCGGCGTCGGATCGAGCGGCATAACAACAGCGAGCGTGAGGCGGCAGGGTTGCCGCCGGTCTCGCGTGGGACGACACCTGAGTGGGGGCCGCAGGAGCGGCCTCCGGGAGCCTGAGGAGATGATCGAATGACTGCTGAGTCCTCGGTGCGCGTCATCTTCCTCGGCGACACGACGCAAGCTGTCCGCTCTGTCGGCCGTCTTGAGAGCGGCTTCGCGACTCTTGGCCGATCGGCGAAGCTGGCTGTTGGAATTCTCGGTGTGGCGCTTGTCGGTGGTCTGATAGCCGCGACAAAAGCTGCGATCGACTTCCAGAAACAGATGGAGCTCGTCCATACGCAGGCGGGCGCGTCCACCAAGGAAGTCGAACGGATGTCGAAGGCCATCCTCGGGCTCGCCGGCGCGGTTGGTACGGCACCCGAGGAACTCGCCAAGGGTCTGTTCCATGTCGAATCGGCAGGCATCCGTGGCGCCCATGCGCTCGCGATTCTGAGGGCTGCGGCTGAGGGTGCACAGGTCGGACAGGCTGATCTCGAGACGACGACGAACGCCCTGATCGGCGCGTTCAAGTCGGGCGTCAAGGGCGCCGGCGACATGGAGCACACGATGGCGATCCTCAACGCGACGGTCGGCGCCGGCAATATGCGCATGAACGACCTGACCGCCGCGATGGGCACAGGTCTTCTGTCGGCGGCGAAGGGTGTCGGCATATCGATCCAGGACGTCGGTGCGGCCGTCGCCGAGCTGACCGTCCAGAACGAGAACGCCTCTGAGGCCGCGACCCGCCTGCAGATGGCGTTCCTGACGATGGCGGCGAACACTACGAAGGGTGCCGCGGCACTCAAGTCCATCGGGATCACCCAGAACCAACTGGCGCAGGACATGCGCAGTCATGGCTTGATTTTCGCGCTGCAGGATCTCCAGACGCATCTGCAGGACTCAGGGAAGACGGCTGTTGAGCAGACCGCGATCATCGCCGACGTCTTCGGCCGGCGCTCCCTCAAGGCGATCCTGCCGCTGCTGCAGCACCTCGACGACGTGCGGAAGCGACAGGAGCAGATCAACAAGACGACCGGCAACTTCGGCGACGCATGGGTGGCGACGCAGGCGACGGTGAGTTTCCAGTTGGAGCGGGCGAAGGCGGCGTTGCAGGCGGCGTTCATTCCGATCGGGACGCTGATGTTGCCCTTGGTGACGAAGCTTGCGCAGGGTGTCGGCGATGCGGCTGGCGCTATCACAGCGCATATGGGCCAGGTCCAGCAGGCGTCGCATGCGGCGGCGGAGGCGATCGGACAGGAGTGGCGGTCGCGTGCCATTCCGGCGCTGCAGGCGTTTGGTCGCTGGGCGCAAGGCATCGCTGAGACGGTCGAGCAGAACTGGCCTCGGATCCGTGGGATCGGCGAGCAGATCGGCCGGTCGTTGCAGTCGACGTTCAGGGCGATCGGACAGATCCTGCAGGCGCTCGGCCCTGTGATTCAGGCGCTCGGGCCGGAGTTCAAGGCGGCGTTCGCGATCGTCCTGATCGCGCTTCGCATCTTCGCGGCCGAGGTGGCCTTGTACTTCAGGGTGAGCGCGGCCGTTATCACGCGCGTCGCTCCCGTCCTCGCAACGCTCGTCCGAGCTTTCAATTCGGGTGTCGCCAGCATGGTCGGCGTCGCCAGGGCTTTCGCGTCGGGAGTGGCGTCCGCGTTCAACGCGGTCGTCGGCGCGATCAAGACACTCCTCACTTGGCTCGGGAAGATCGCGGGCGCGGTGACAGCGGCCTTCAACTGGCAGTTCGGAGGGGTGCTCGGTGCAATCGACGGCATCATTAGCAAGATCCAAGACCTGATCGGCTGGCTCAGCAAGATCCACTTCCCCGGCAGCGCGTCTGGTGGTCCTGCGACTAGCGGCGGCACGAAGCCGGGACAACCTCGCGGCCCGGTAGCGGGACGAGCCCACGGCGGATTCGTTCCCGGCCAGTCTGGGTCGCCACAGCTGATCCTCGCCCATGCCGGCGAGGTAATCCTGAACCCGATGCAACAGGCCGCCTTCGGCGGTGCCGCGTTCTTCAAGCAGACGTTCGGGTTCAGCGAGGGCGGGTCGAGTTTCGCTGCCGGTGGCATCGTCGGCAAGCACGCGAAGGCGCCGTCGCATCATCGCCCGCATATCGGCAGCCGCAAGGTGCCGAGGTTCGGGGCGAACAGGGTGCTCGCTGGGATCATGTCCCGGTTGAACGCGATGGAGGACGACAAGTCGTTCCTCGACCAGGACTACGGCGATCTCTCCTCCCGCTATTCGGTGATGGACGGCAACCAGTCGTTCGTCAATTCGGATGGCACCGTGAATACGGCGTTCGTTACGCAGCGGACGGAGGAGCTGCAGAGCCTCCTGACGGAGCGGGAGAAGTTGATCGCGGTGATGGATGACGAGCAGGCCGAACTGGCGAAGGGGATCCGTGTTCTGAAGGCGTTGATCGCTCGGATGGTGAAGCAGTTGAAGGCGGAGAAGAAGCGCGTTGAGCAGGACGCGAAGGCGATCGCTCGTCTGACCGCGCAGATCGCGGCCGAGCAGAAGAAGAAGAAGCCGAACCAGGGACAGATCACGAATTGGCGCAACCAGATCACGCGCACACGGTCCGACCAGAGTTCGGCGAAGCACAACATCTCGCAGCTCACCACCGGGATCAACGACCACCGCTCGACGCTCGCAACATGGGACCACGATGCACGGTTCCTGCCGCTCGACGAGTACGGAATCAAGACCGACATCATCGACCTGAGGCAGCAACTCGGGACGCTCGGATCACCCGCGGCCGTGATCGCGGCCTACGGTGGCGGTGGAGGCGGTGGCGCCGGTACGGGTGGCGCGGATGTTGCGGCTCTGCTCGCGGAGATCGGCCAGTTGAACCTCGCGCTAAGTTTGCAGGGTGCGCAGTCGGCGCTGATCGGGTCGTTCGCTAAGGGGACGCTCTCGGTGCCGGAGACGGGGTTGGCGCTCGTGCACGCTGGTGAGCAGATCGTTCCGGCGGGCCAGACGAAGGGTGGACAGGCTGGTGCGCCATGGTCGGGTGACGTCAATATCACGCTCAGCGGCCCGCTCGAGCCGCTCGCCCACTTCATCACGGCGACCGTCGACACGCCGCAGGTCGCCGACCGCATCTCCGTCCGGATCGGGCAGAAGGCGAACCAGCGCATGCGCTCCAACAGGCACGGCTAGGAGGCGGGGACCATCGACAGCATCCTTCTCTTCCCGCCCGGCCCCTCGATCGCCGGCTCGCAGCTGCAGCTCGGGACGTACCTCGACTGGCTCGCGGGCGCCGACTTCGGCGCGAAGGGGCTGATCCAGTCCCAGGAGTCCTCGAACGCCCTCCGCGACGGCGGCGTTTTCGCCTACCGGAACGTCGGACCGCGGCAGATGTCGTTCCCCCTCCTGCTCCGCGACGTGCCGAACCAGACGCTCCTCCAGACGGAGAGCCTGCTCCGCAACTGGACGACGCCAGGGGCGAGGGTCGCCGTGCAGACCGAGACGACGCCCTCGGGGCAGGCCGTCTTCTTCGACGTGCTCGACGGCCGCTGGGAGCCCGCCTATGACGGCTTCGAGAACCGGGCAGGTCGACGTCGCGGGACGCTCTTCCTCGACACGCAGCCGTGGGGGTACTGGCCGACCGAGATGCTGCTTGCGTCGGCGGCGAGCATCGGCTTCAACGGCCAGCTCACCGTCAGCGGCGCGAGCGTGATCGGCGACATCCCACCGCTTGCTCATATCGCCATCGCGCCGACCGTCGCATCGTTCTACGCCTCCGGCGGTGGTACCGCACTGGCGGGTGCGTGGATGCCGGACATGCTCGCGGTCTCGCTGTCGGCGCGACCGAGCTTCACGCCTCTGATCCCGCCGGCAGCCTTCTCCGCGCCCTCGCCGGTCGGGCTCGGATTCACGCCGACGCTGATCGCCGACAAGTACGCGCCCGCGTCGCAGGCATGGTCGTTCGTCGCACGCGGCGACGCGAATCCCTTTGGCTGGTACAACCTGGCATTCAGTTCGTCGGCGATCTCGTCGGCGCTCGAACCCGCCTACCGTGGCCGTTTCCGCGTCTTCGGTTTCGCGAGACTCACGGTTCCCGAAGCTACGGCTCCCTGGTATTTGCTCGCTGATTCCGAACGTTCGGTAGGGACTGGCCCTTACATTGCGATGGCGTCCGCGAACCAACTCGCCACAGCCTACGGTGTGCTGCCGGCGGCCAACACGAACATCACGGCGAGTCCCGCCTACAGCATCCTCGACCTCGGCGAACTCACTCTTCCCGCCGCCGCCTCTGGTGTTCCGGGCGGCGACCGGCTGCGTCTCTGGGGGCGCGTTCCTTCAGTACCTGCTGCCGCCACCTGGACTCTTTCCTTCGGCGGCCTCTATCTGCTTCCGGTCGATGGCGCGGCGGGGATCTTGACGCGAGGGATGATCGTGCCCTCCTACAACGGCGCTCTGGTCGGAGGTATCGCTGGCACTCAAGCGGCTGTCGAACTCAACGGCAACTCGGTCGAGTCGATCTCGCTCGTGACGGGATTCCCGGCCTCATCACCTCTGCCTGCAGCGATCGTCAATGACGGCCGGGCGTTCTATCGCGGTCTGCCGTTGCGGCTTGGCGCTTCGACGTCTCAGCTTCTCTCGCTGACCGGCGACCGGCTGATGAACACTCAGGGGGCCGACGGGAACTTCGTCTGCGCGCAGGCCAACCTCGAGTATTCGCAGGTGAGCGTCAGCTACCGGCCGACATTCCAGTTCTTGTCCGGGCTGTAGGCGATGGCGATCCCGGTTGCTGTCACCCTCGATCGGGGCGGCCTCGGCGCACTCGATCTGACTCAACTCATCGACGCCGACTCGCTCTCCTGGTCGTCCGTCGTCCCTGGTGGGTTTGGTTCCTGCTCGTTCCAGCTGCGAGGAGATCCGCGGCAGCTCGTCAAGCAGGTGCCGTACCTGTCCATTGTTCGCGTGATCGGCGACTCGGGTGCCGTCTTGTTTGAGGGTCAGGTTGAGGATCTAGCGCCGACGATCAGCGACACGACGGCTGGCCTGAAGGTTGGCGCTTTCGGCCTCCAGAACATTCTGCGTGAAATCTCGCTCCACACGATCGTCTCGAAGCGTGACATGCAGTGGTCGGACCAGTCAGCGATTCCGGGTGCGGTGATCGGCGGCCAGATCACCGCTGACGCTGCGAACTTTGCGATTGCCTCGGGCAACTTCGACCCGACCGACCTTTCGAAGTCGGGCGTGCAGATCGTCGCGAACGGTGGCGTCTCGATCCCCGCGACGAACGGCCACGTCTCCGAGTGGGTGTTCCCGCAGGGTCTCAGTCACACTGGCACCTGGATCGGCACGTTTGCCGCGCTCGGCGCGCAGGCGGGGACGTCGGCCTGGACGCTCTCCTGGTTGGCCCTCCAGGCTGGTGTGTGGACGAGCCTGACGACGAGCACCACGGTCGGCCCGTCTACGTTCACGCTCGGCCTCAGCAACCCCACCGCAGCCATCAGGGTCGGCGCCTACAACCACTCCGGGGCTCCCTCCACACTCGCCGCAGGCGACGCCGCCCAGTTCTACAACCAGCGCGTCATCGGCACCACCTCGGAGGACGTCGCCGGCGGCTTCTTCGGCGATACGCTGATCCAAACGATCCTCGGGTTCGTGCCCGGCGTCAATCCGGGTGTCCTCGAATCCGGCTCCGACTTCACCATCGACCATCTCGACGCGAGCACCCGCCGGTTCGCTTCCGACGTCCTGCAGGAGGTCACCAGCTACTACACGCGCGAGTGGGCGGTCTGGGAGAACGGACTCCTCGACTGGAAAACACCGAACCTCGCCCTGCCGCAATGGATCATCCCAATCACTCAACTCTCCGGACTCGACCTCGACGCGAGCGTCCAGAACTCGCAGCAGGTCACATACGTCCAATACACCGACGCCGCATCCGGAATCACCGCCGAACAGTCAGCCAACTCGGTCGACAGGCGCAACCCCTACGTCCTCAACGGCCGCGTCAAGGCGCTACTGAACCCGCAGAGCTTCCCGATGACGGCGAACACCGCCGCGCAGCTCGCTGCCAAACTCCTGAAAGACGTTGGCTACGGGCCGGTTCCAGCGGCCGGCACAGTCGTTGTGTCAGGCGAGGCGATCGTCCAGCACGCGCAGGGCAACGCGAAGAAGGCGTGGGAGATCCGGGCAGGCGACAACGTCACGATCCCCGACCTGCCGCTCGCCGACATGTTCACACAGGACGGCCGCGGCGAGGTTCTCTTCCACGTCATCAGCACCGAGGCGAGCATTGCCGGCGGGACGGTCACGCTGACGCTCGACTCGTACGGGTCGAAACGCTCCGACGTGCTACTGGCGAGGCTGGCTGCTGTTACGCAGTCTCTCGGGGGATGAGGTGGATCCGGCATGGATGCAGTCACCGAGGAGCGCGAGGCGCGGGCGGTGCGGAGGTTGCATCGTTGGCACATCCACTGTTTCGAATTGCTGGGTTTCAGCCATGTCGATGCGGAGCTGCTCGAGCTCGCCCAGGTCGACTGGCATGAGGCCGAGGCGTTGCTCGCTCATGGCTGTCCGCATGAGACGGCTCTCCTGATCCTGATCTAACAAGCCAAGGGAGTCACGATGACTGAGGTGTTACAGCACCAACTACCCAACCTCAAATGGGAGGCGACGCCCAACTGCAGCAGCCGCAACGGCGCCGCGATCCGACTCGTCGTCGTCCACCGCTGGGGTGTCAGGTTCACCGACGAACACGCCGAAGCCCGCAGCTACCAGGGTGTCATCAACTACTTCGAGACGAAGGCGAGCCAGGTCTCATCGCACTACGTTTATCCCGGCAGCGCCGTCCCCGGTGAGGCGACGCAGATGGTGCCGTTGCATTTGAAGGCATGGGCGGAGCGCTACTACAACGGCGACAGCGTCGAGGTCGAATCCGCTGATGCGATCTGGTTGGGCCATGACCCGGCAGGGTTCCACCAGCTCGCCCACATCGTCGCCTACCTCCTCCACCACTACCACCTGCCGGCACATAAGCTCGACTCCGTCGGCATCGTCCACGGGTCCGGCTTCTGCCGCCACTACGACCTCGGTGCGCTCGGCGGCGGACATTCCTGCCCGACCACCGACCAGCACCTCTGGGATGCCTTCGCGGCCCTCGTCAAGAGTGAGTTCCATCGAGGCGGATTCCGCCACGCACCGTGGGGCAAGCCATGAGCGATGACCCTGGAGGCGGCGCCAGCCGGACCACCGACCCGGCTGCGGGAACGTCAGCCGCGACCGACATCAGCCTCCGCGAATACTTCGAGGCGCTACGCCACGCGGACGACACAGCTAAGCAGTGGATCTTCCGCTTCTACGAGGAACGCGACCGTCGCTACTCCGAGATCAGCGTCGAGCGGGAGAAGGCGCTGAAGATCAAGGAGGAGGCTGACAAGCGGGCGCTCGACCTCCAAGCTGAGACTCAGGCGTACAAGGACGAGAAGGCGAACGAGCTTCGGTCGCAGATCGAACGGGAGCGCGGAGCCTACGTCACCCAGGCCGAGCTGAAGCCGATCATCGAGTTCGTCAACCGCCAGCAGGGCCGCAGCTCCGGGATCAGCACAGCGGCGGCCGTCGCGTACGCGTTCGCGACCCTCCTCGTCGGCGCGCTCCTCTACTACGTCACGCACCACTAAGGAGCCTCCACATGAAGCTGTTTGAAGACCACGCATTCCTGCTCTTCGCCGCGCTACTGCTCGTCCTGGCGAGCTACACGATCATCACGATCGTCGGCCGCCCCGTAGACGAGAAGATCATCGGCGTGGGGTTCGTCGTCCTGGTCGGCGCACTCGCCGGCCGCGCCGACGGGAAGAAATCGGGAGACTGACCATGAAGAAGCTAGCCTTGCTCGGCGTGCTGTTCGCCGCCGGACTCGCTGCTGCGCTCGCATACGGCGCGACCACAACCAGCACGTCGTGCGCGACTACCACTGCGCCTTCGCATACGGTCGCGGTGGATGCGGCACCGGTGGCGACGGTTGGCGGAGATGTGCTCTCGGTCTGCGCGACCGCCACCGCCACCGACCAGACGGTCACGACGACGGTGACAGCTCCGACCACCACGACGGCACCGACGACGACAGCCGCACCGCCCCCGAGCTCCTACGACCAGGCGATCGCCTATTCGCAGACGCGGCCGGCGTTCACGCCCACCAGGACGGTCAACGTCACAACCGCAGCCGCGCTGAAGACGGCGCTGTCGAACCTGCAGGCTGGCGACCTCGTCAAGGCGACTGCCGCGTTCACCGTCTCGAGCTCGTCGAGCACGCCGCTCGTCGTCACGAACCGGCCTGCGTCCACCGCGGAGATCGACCTGACGGGCGTCACCATCGCCTACACCGGCTCGAGCGACACCGAAGCGGTCGAGCTGAACAACGCGGCGAACCTCAACATCTTCGGCGGCTCAATCACCACCGGAGCGTCCGGTGGCATGTGCCTCCGGATCTTCGGGACACAGCACGTCCTCTGGTACGGCTTCAAACTCGACACCTGCGGCGACACGGGCCTCCAGGTGATCGCTTCGGGGACGAACGCGACCGACCACGACGACCTCCAAGGAGAGATCAGCAATGTCGGACTCCACACCGCCTATGACCCACACTCGGAGAAGGGCACAGGTCTACACGCCGCTAATTTGTGGGACGGTCCTTCCTCAGCAGCATTTACCAACAACCGCTTTGCGTTCTATGCGCACGACATTCCTGTGGGGGCCTGCGTGGAATACGGGAACGACTCCGGAGTCGCAACCGCCGATGTTCTCTATCTCAAGTGCATCAACGAGACGATGGTCTCGCATGTGATGACCGGCGGCAACGGCATCCAATTCTGGGGCAGCAAAACACCGACCGCCACGCTTGACATCAAATACATCGAGTGCCAGAACCTTCAGGGTGCCTGCGTCTACTCGATCGTCAACGCCTCCGGTGTCACCGTCGAGTTCGGGCGCGCGTCGAACACGAACCAGAACCCACAGGTCACCGGGGGCGTCTGGAACAACACACGCGGCATCGTCTACCAAGACGTCCAGCCCGCACCTTGATCACCAGTTCGGATGATGGACGAGTCACCCATCCTGGGTTAGCCTCCGTTGGGGTGCAAGACCGACCGGGGATCAGAGTCAGCCACGCCGAGATCTGCCGGCGGCTGGCTCGTCTGGAAGCCGTCGTAGCAGCTCACGAACGAGACCTTCGACGCGCTCTTGACCGGCTTCCAGAGCCTCAAGCCGCTCAACCAGTTCCTCTGCGGATCGTTCAGTAGGCGCGTCGCCGTGTAGGAACCAGCCGACGCTTGTGCCGGTCGCTTCGGCGATCCGTTGGAGCGTCCGGTACGGGTTGGAGTCGCCGGATTCGTAGTACTGGATCTGGCGCATCCCGACACCGATCAGGTCGGACAGTTCGTCTTGGGTGAGGCCCGCCGAGAGGCGGGCCTCTCTGATCCGTGCGCCGACGCCGGTCGGATCCTTCTGCGCTGCTTCCTCCATGGCCGCAAGGAGCAGTCTCCGCAAATTGCGGGTCTTTGTCGCCGAACTCGGATTGCGTGCTACTTGACTTCGCATTGGTTTCGTGTATGTTGCGCGATATGGCGTTGCATGTCAAGGGCCAACCACTCGGCGAAGCGCTTCGCAAGGGCCGCCTCGAGATCGCGCACCTTTCGCAGCGAGAGCTCGCCAAGATGCTCGGTGTCTCGACGCGCACCGTCCAGAACTGGGAGGCGGGCAAGGTCCCGCAGCCTCGACATCGCCGCGCGATCGTCTCCTTCCTCGACGAGCTCGAGGAGCAGGCCGCGTGATCCTCCACACGATCATCCACCTACTCCACGTCCTTCAGCACCACCACCACAGGCAGGTGATCCACATTCACCTGCACAAGCGGCCCCTCGTTCACGGGACCCAGTGTGTGAAGCGGTGGCATCACCACCCACCGATCTGTCCTCTGCCGAGTCCCCGGTCGTGAATCTGGTGGGTTCTGTGTCCTCAATCCCGCGCAAATCCATGAAGCCGCAGAGACCCCCTGCGCGGGGCGGGGATGCCGAGCCGACCAGATGGCACCAGACCTGGGTGGCCCTCGCTGAACGGCTCGCGACGATCCGGCGGTTGCATGCCGAAGAGGCCGCCCGTGCGGACGACTCGCTGATGCTCATGTTCGACGGGCACGACCAGGCGCGGTTGGTGCGGCGTGTCTGAGATCCGCGACCCGATCCTGCGGGCCGCGTTCCTGCGGGCCTATCGGGCGTGGCTTGCCCGGTGTGAGCAGCTCAGCCTGTTCGAGGAGCGGGAGTGAGTTTCACCGCTCTCGCATCCGGCATCCATGACCTCGGCGCGTCCGCTTACCACGCCGACGAGATCACCGATGTGCCGACGCTGAGCGCGAGCATCGCGAGCATTCTCGTCGGCCGGTCACCAGCCCATGCGCGCGCCGCCCATCCGAAGCTGAACCCGGACTTGAAGCGTGTCTTGTCGGAGAAGTTTGATCTCGGCACGGCAGCTCATCGTCTCTTCCTGGAGGGCACCGACGCGGTCGCCGTCGTTGACGCGGCGGATTGGCGGACGAACGCCGCGAAGGACGCCCGGGCGACAGCTCGTGCTGCCGGCCGGATCCCGCTGCTGCCGCCGCAGGCGGCCGATGTGGCGGCGATGGTCGCAGCCACAAGCGAGCACCTCGCCCGCAAGAACGTCGAGCCGGAGCCGTTCACGGACGGCAAGCCCGAGCAGACACTCATCTGGGGGGACAACCAGGGAGTCGTCTGTCGGGCTCGGCTCGACTGGCTCCGCGATGACTTCACGGCGATCGACGATTACAAGACGACGTCGGCGAGCGCGGACCCGGAGAAGTGGACGCGGACGATGTACGGGATGGGTTGCGATGTCCAGGTCGCGTTCTATTTGCGGGGTGTAGAAAAGATCACGGGCGTCCGGCCGGTGTTCCGGTATGTGGTGCAGGAGACGTATCCGCCGTACGAGTTGAGTGTTGTCGATCTTGCTCCGTCGGCGTTGGCGTTGGCTGAGGACAAGGTTGAGCGGGCGATTGAGTTGTGGGCGGTCTGTCTGGAGCGTGGTTTCTGGCCGGGCTATTCGGATCAGGTCGCGTCGATTGAGGTGCCGACGTTTGAGGAGATGCGCTGGTTGTCGCGCATCGGCGAAGAGGCGGCAGCGTGAAGCGCTGCGCCCGGTGTAACCGCGTCCTCAAGCCTGCGATGCCACACATCTACTCGCGTTGGACGCGCTCCTACTACTGCGCTGGCGTGAAGCAATGCGCGAAGCGCGCAGCTCGCAAGAAGGTGCTCGCGTGACCATCACCTTCCGGCCAGCAGTCCGCGAGCAGATCCCGCTTCTCCTCGGTCTCGCCGGAGGAACCGGATCCGGCAAGAGCTATTCGGCGATGGAGCTCGCGAAAGGCATCGCAAAGGGTGCCCGGTTCGCCGTCATCGACAGCGAGAACGGGCGGGCGAAGCATTACGCCGACGTATTCGACTTCGATCACGCCGACATCAAAGCCCCCTTCCGGCCGCAGGAATACATCGACGCGATCACCGCCGCCGACGCGGCGGGGTACCCGGTCGTCGTCGTCGACAGCGCCTCCCATGAGTGGTACGGGGATGGCGGCTGTCTCGACTGGCATGACGAGTTGATGGGTGGCAACCAGTCGAAGAACCTGTCCGCCTGGATCGAGCCGAAGCGTGAGCACAAACGGTTCGTCACGCGGCTGCTGCAGCTTCACGCCCATGTGATCCTCTGTTTCAGGGCTGAGCCGAAGGTCGAAGCCGTCCGCAAGGACGGCCGCCTGGAGATCGTCCCGAAAGCATCGCTGACGGGTCTGGACGGGTGGATCCCGATCGCCGAGAAGAACCTCCCCTACGAGTTGACGGCGTCGTTCCTGCTGATGGCAGATCGGCCGGGTGTGCCGAAGCCGATCAAGTTGCCGGAGCAGTTGAAGCCGCTCGTGTCGATTGATGAGCCGCTGACCGCGGTCAATGGTCTCGCGCTTGCGGAGTGGGCGTTGGGTGGGTCGAAGCCGAAGAAGCACGTCAAGGACGCGCCGAAGGGTCTTGAGGATGAACTGTTCGATCTCACCGAGAAGCTCGGGAAGAAGCGTGCCGATGTGGAGGCTGCCCTGGAGCGCGCCCGGCCGTTGCCGACGTTCCCGGATTGGTTGCAGACGCAGATTGACCGTGCCCGCGACGCCGTAAAGGCGACACAACCCGAGGGGGCGGCAGCGTGAGCGTCGAGATCCGCTGCGACCGTTGCGCGAAGTCGACGAAGGGATACTTCGTCAACGCCGAGATCCAAGTGCGGCGCGGTGTCTTTGCGTCCTTCTACTCCAAGCTTTCGGCCGCCAATAGCGCGGCCAACTGGAGCAGGCACTGGCAACTTTGCGAAGACTGCACGGCGTCCCTCAAGCGGTGGACCGAGCCTGGAACCAAGGTCGTCTACGAAATCGAGGTGGATGAAGCGTGACCGCCACAGCCTGGATGTTCGTCTTCTCCGGTCTCGGCATCACCGTCGGGTTCCTCATCGGTGCTGAGTATGCGTGGTGGTGTGTCCGCCGGGATATTCACCGGAACTTCCTGGCTCGGAAGGTTGGCTCGTACATGGACCCGAGGAGACCCTGGTGAAGTACGTGCTCACCATTCTCGCTATCGCGATGCTCGCTGATGGACTCTGGAGCCACGACTGGCGGCTGATCCTCGCCTCGGCAGCGGTCGCTGCAATCTGGCCTCTGATCGAACCTGACGTCACGGAGAGCGCGCCGCAGCTGCGTGATAGCGAGCCGGCGTGTCGGTGTGGCCGGCATCACGTGTGCGCAGTGCATCTCGGAGCCATCGAATGAGCGAGTCTGCCGCGAGGATGCCGTGCGACTGCGGATCGACCACCTGGAAGCTAATGGCCAAGTGCGGCAGTTCGCGCTGGCGTTGTAACGAGTGCAGCCCCGCCCCGAAGCTGTCTCTTCGCCGGAGGCTGCGCTTGTGGCGTCGGCAGCGCGCTCTGAGGAAGTGGTCGCGTGTCTGATTCCGCTAGCACCACCCACCTTGGAGGCGTGACCGAACCGCTCTATGCTCCGCTCGACCCCTTGCGGGACCTCCGCCACAGGAACGCCAGAGCCGCCCGCGACTTGGCCGACTGGCTCAGTTGGCTTGAATTGGCGAATAAGGCCAGTCGCACCCTCGACGCCTACGAAAAATACGGCGCCAGGCTCCTCAACGCGTTCCCACAACACAGGCTCGAGGACTTCACCGACGGCGACCTCGCAACCGTCCTCAAGCTCTACCCACCATCCTCGCGGCACATCGTCAAAGCCTCCTGGAACAACTGGTTCAAGTGGGGCTACCGCACCAGGCGGATCGCAGGCAACCCCGTCGACCTCCTCCCCGACATCACCTACCGGCCCAAACGGGATTACGACGTGTTCACGAAGGCGGAGCAGGACGCCCTGTTCGCGCTCCCGTCCCCGGATGGCGAGTTGATGACGATTCTCCACCTTGCCGGCCTAAGGCGCGCGGAGGCGATCGGCCTGACCGTGAAGAGAATCGCTTGGGATCGTGAGCCGCCGCGGATCATCGTTATCGAGGGCGCCAAGGGCAGCAAGGAGCGCACCGTCCCGATGGTGTTCCCCGAATTGCCCATCGCGTGCGATCAACTCATCACCCTTGAGGGACTGGACGCGCACGACCATCTGTGGGCGACCCGTCCCGGCGGCCGTAGCGTGGTTCGGCGGCGAGATCCGATCAGCAATACGACGTTCGAGCGGTGGTGGAAGAAACAGATTCTGGCTGCTGACGTTCGGTACCGGAACCCGCACATGGCCCGCCATTCGTTCGTGACCCGGCTGCGGGAGTCGAAGGTTCCGATCGAGGACATCAAGTGGATCGTCGGACACGAGTCGATCGCGACCACAGAAGACACTTACTCACACCCGAACATGGACGAGCTCGGCGAGCGCGTCCGCAGCCTCGTCGGAGATCGCATCTAGCGAAAGGAGTCGGTAATGGACCTCGCAACCATCGACATGCCGGCGGACGAGGCTCAGCAGCTCTTCGAGGAGTACCGCGCCGCCGTGCGTGAGCGGCACGACGAAGAGGACGAACAGATCATGCGCGGCTATCGCACGCTTGCGAAGGGCCAGCAGGTCCTCAACCTGCCGCAGACCATCAAGGCCGGCGGCGTGGACTTCCGGACATTCCGTGACCGCTGGAGTCTCGGATCCGTTGATGTATGCCTTCCACGGCTCGCTGTCGCTCGCGCGAATCGCACAACGGTCTGGACGTTCGGCATCAACCGTGAGGGGCACTGCACGATGCAGACGAAGCTCGATCCACACGTCAACAACCGCTACGACGTGATGGACTTTGCGCCAGGCACATTCGAGGAGGGAACGGCCGATTCGATTTGGTCGCGGCCTCGGATTCGTGCGGTCATCCCGAACGTGCCGCCGCGTCTACGGCCTCGCAGTGGGCTCGGCAACTTCCATGTTCTGTTCGAGGCCGAGTGGGGTCTCGATCCCGAGCCGCCCGTTGACCCGGCACTGCTCAAGCACATCGGCGGTGACCTCTACGCCGTAGTCGCGGTCTGGGATCTGACTGACCTCGAACGGGCTGTTCTCGCGGGACGCTCCTAGAGCATGTTGACGCGGCCGCAAACTCCCCACTCTCACCCGCGCAACCATGCGGCTCGCGGCCCCATGTGGGTACCAAAGGCGTCTAGGCCCCACTCTCCAAAACAGGCAACGCTTGTGCGCTGCGTCACCTGGGATTTCGGGGTCTAAGTTGTACGTCTACTTCATCCAGCAGGGCGACGACGGGCCGATCAAGATCGGGACCGCTGGTTGGCGTGAAGGAAGGCTAACCGACCTCCAGGTTGGGAATCCGACCGCACTCAAGATCATCGGATCTCGCCTTTGCCATAGCTATGGAGAGGCCCGCGATCTCGAGGCGGCGCTCCACAGAGGTTATGCGCCGCAGCGGATCCGCGGCGAATGGTTCGAGTCCACGAAGGAGCTGCTTGTTGAGATCGGCCAACTCTCTGATCCTCCGCGCCTGAGGATCCCGTCTGTGCCGCCGAAGGACGACGAGGCGGAATGGCAGAAGTTGTTGAGGAGCCTGCGATGAGTCTTACGTCGCGTCGCAACGGAACCGGCCGCGTCTACGTGCGGAGCTTCGACCACGAAGAAGCAGCCGCACGTTATGCGAACGGTGAGCGCGTTGCCGATCTCGTCGCAGAGTACGGCGTCACAAAGAGTGGCGTCTACAACGTTCTCACCGTCGAGGCCAAAAGCAAGAGCGTCGCCAACAACAGACGCTGGCGCTCCGGTCGTTGCGACAAGTGCGGCGGACCGGCGATGCGGCTCGTCGGATCCAAGAAGCAGCACAACAAGGATGGACGATCTCTCTGCCTACGTTGTCGAAATATTGAGCGGCGAGAACGGCTTCGATTCGACAACACAGGCCGACTCGTGTCAGTCCGATGTTCGACCATTGACTGTGCACATGGCGAAAGGTGGCAACCGCCTGTCAACTTCGCGCGAGGCACCAAGTTCCGTGACGTTCGCGAAGGCGGCATTCATGGTCAATGCCGCGATTGTCTAACGCGAGCGAAGCGACGCTCTCGGGCCGCCCATCCGGAATATCGCCGCGCTAATGGGGGCAGCGCGAGCCGATCGCTCACAACAAGCCGGGGCCGTTATCCCGAGGATGTGCAAACAACTCGGAGTGCGGAGTAATCCGGTGGCTAGCGCTCGTCGCCGTCATCTTCGCCTTGTTCACGCCGACAGCCTCGGCGCAGCGTCACCCCGCGTGGTGGTACTTCCACCACCGGCCGTATCCGAGGTGGTGGCGATTAGAGGCGAGTTGTATCCGACGGCACGAAGGTGCGTGGACGAGCAACACGGGGAATGGGTACGAGGGGGCCTACCAATTCCTTCTCTCTACATGGCGCTCGGTGGGCGGCCACGTCAATCGAAGTGGCCATTGGGCGTCGGTTGCGTCTCCTGCCGAACAAACGTATCGCGCGCATCGCATCTGGGCGCGCGACGGTCACAGTTGGAGAGAGTGGTCAACTCGATACGTCTGTGGCCTTAGATGACAACACCAGGAACCCTTACGGAAGGCCGGTTTGACGAACTCCTTGAGCGTGTCCGCTCCCGCCGCCTCGGTCTCCCTGTGGCCTCCGAGCGCAAGCGGATCCGCGAAGACGCCGGCTGCTCCCTCCGAGAGATGGCGGCAGCCGTCGGCACCTCTGCGATGACGATACGCCGCTGGGAGAACGGGGCTCGCCCACGCGACCCCCAGCACCTCACCACGTACAGACGGCTCCTCACCGAGCTTGAGCGCATCATGGAGCTCCCTGCGGGTGGGGACACATGAACGCCGACGAACAATGCAGGCAGCGCATCCTCGCAGCGATCCAGCGGTCGGGGCGACTCTCGGCTGCCGATGATCTACAGGAGCTTGTGACTGAGATCCAGCAACTACGGACTGAGAACTCTCGCCTGAATGTGTCCGAGGCTTCGTGGTGTTCGCAGGCTCTGGAGGCGCAGGCCGAGAACCAGCAGCTACGCGACGCGCTGGAAGAGATCGCCACCTTCGCCGACAATGCCGACTTCAAGGCGAAGATCGCCCGTGCCGCGCTCGCCGCTCCGGGTGGCGACGCATGAACGCGGCCCGCAGCCACCAGAAGTCAGGTTGGCTCGGCAAACCGGCCGCAGAAATGCGCGCCGAACTAGCGGCCGCCCGCGACCTCGAGCCCGTCGTGACCAGCTGCCTGTTCTGCCGCTGGTCGTACACAGGGAACGCGGGTGTGGGTCGTGAGCGTGCACGGAGGCATCGCGAGTCGCGTCATCCGGAGGCGACCGTGCGGCGGGTCAGGCGTCGGCGTGGTGGTTGGCGGAAGAAGGCGGACATGACACCGGCCGAGTGGGAGCAGGCGTCTGTGGATGCTGCGGAGGCGAACCGGGCACGGGCGGAGCGTGAGGAGGCTGACAAGTTGGCGACGGTGCTGCGCGGCCGACTCGCGCGGGGTGAAGCCGTATGAGGCGCGAGGACGCTGCCCGCGAACTGCTATCAGAGTTGGCCGACGATCCTCGCGTCGTCGGCGTAAAGACTGAAAGTCACCGCCCATGATTTGGTACCTCGCAGCTGGCTTCGTCGTTGGTTGGCTCGCCTGTTGGTACCTGGGCGCGAAGGTGGCTCGCCACGTCTTCCGGCGGCCAGAGAGCGAAGTCGTCATCCAGATCGTCTCAACGATGCCCCAGGAAAGGCTGCTGAACATGCGCGATCTCGTTCTTGAAGAGGTCAGAAAGCGACAGACGGCATGAGTTCTTTCACGCCTGGATCCGGTCGTCCCGATGATGGTGCTGCCGCGCAGGATCGCTTCAAGGCGACCCGGATGCCTGGTCTGGAATATGGCACCGACCGTCCCATCGAGGTCGGTCGCATCACCTACACCGAGGGCGTCCATCGGTACGTCGCGCTGGCCTTCCACTACACGGACGACGACAGCGCGTGGCAACTGACGTGGGTTGGCTTCGACGGTACGAGCGACGCGGTTCGGCTTCCCGAAGGCATCTACCCGTCCGCCGCGATGCTGGCCGCACTCGCCGTCGCTCCGGTCGAGGTCGCAGCATGACTGCCGCAACGCTCTCGTGGGACGGGTTTGTTGAGCGTGTCTCGCAGGAGCTTTACGACGCCGGGATTCGCCACCACATCATCAAGAAGCCGGGGCACACGCTCGCTCTCAACATCGGCGGGATCGCCTCGTTCTCGTCTGTCCGTGAGTTGGCCGAAGCTCTTGAATCGGCCGGTGCCGACTTCTCGTACTCGGCTGGCGGAGGCTTCATCCTCTCGCGCAAAGGGTTCGCATCGTGACTGCCGCTACTGCGCCGTCGCGGAGCTATCACGAGCAGGAGGTCTACGTCCGCACGCGGTTCTTCTTCGTGCTCGCGTTCTGCGGTCGCGGGGACGATCCCGTCCTGGACGACTTCGAGTGCGGCGACTGGCACGACCCGAGCACGTTCATCGTGGACGGTCGGCGGTGGCGCTGCACATGGGCACTCGCTCGCGGCTACCACTCCATGCAAGACCGCGCGTACTGGGATGACGGCTGGTGGCCGACGTTCGAGACGCCGGGAGTCAAGCGCCGGTTGCGCAAGCAGCCGTGGGTGAGGTTGTGGGGACCCGGCAGCGTCGCACAGGCTGTAGCCGAGGGGCTGATCCCGGCGTGAGCGCCGACCGTTCTGCCGCGACTGTCGAGCTAGAGGCAGGCTCCGACGAGGAGCGCCGCTGGCGGGGCGAGTGGTTGTCCCGGCTGATGTTCGGCTGGATGATCGGCCAGCGCGATCCCGGCACCTACGAAGAATGGCTGACAGCGAACGGAGCGCGTCTTGTCTAGCCGCGATCAGCCTGCCGCGAAGCTCTGCCCGTGCGGGCATCCGAAGTCCGAACACGACTGGTTCGGTTGCCTTCACGTCACTTGCCAGGACTCGTGCAAGCACCGTCACGGAAGCACGGAGGGCAAGAAGAATGGCTGACCGCACGCCTTCTGCCGCGCAGACGCCTATCGTGACCGTCCTATTCACGGAGGGCGAGAACGGCGTGCTGGACAACCCCGAGCGCCGCGCCGTGACGAAGTGCTGCGAGGTCTGCGGCGTCACCGAGGAGGACGTACGCGCCTTCGAGATTCTCGTCTCACCGCAGGGCGTCGCTCATTTCTCGGACGAGTACGGGACGGGCGATACCAAGTGCGGCAAGGACGCGACGCGGGACGCCTGGTGGTGGCCGCTTTGAGCGCCGAACGCTCTGTCGCGCAGGATCGGCTGGAGCGGTGCCGCTCGCGTGAGGGCAACCGTGTAAGGGACGAGCTTCTGTTCGCGCTCAGTCGCGTACCGAAGGACTCGCTCATCTTCAACCGCGCCGAAGTGGACGCCATCGCCGACGCGCTTGGCGGCTACACGAAGCTCGCGGAGGTGCTCGATGGCCCGCGATGAGTCAAGTGCCGCGAATGTCAGGCAGCGCGCGGTCGATCTGCTCTGGATGATCCGAGCGTCGTATCGCGCTGGCCGGATCGAGGAGGCGCGAGAATACGAGCGCAATCTCGCGGACGACTTCGAGAGGCTGGCGTCCGAGCGCCGAATACGCGCCGCTAAGCCTGTCTGTCCTAACTGTCACGGCACCGGCGTAACCCGGTTCGGCGTCTGCACCTACTGCAACGGCACCGGCAAATGAGAGGCAAACGCGCCGGCACACAACGCGAACTCGCAGTCCGAAACCACCTCCGCGACCGCGACTGGCTCGCCTTTCGTGCACCCGCAAGCCTCGGTGTAGCCGACGTTGTAGCCCTCCGGGATGGGTCGCGGCCGCGGCTAATCGAAGTCAAATCCACGGCGCAAGGCCCATATGAAAGCTTCGGGCCAAACGCGCGCCACAAACTGCGTGTCGCGGCGGAATTGGCTGGGGCTGATGCGTATCTGGCTTGGTGGCCGTCGCGTGGCGAGTTGCGGTGGATTCACTCGAGCGAATGGCCCACCACTATTCAGAGTCGAGTCAGGATCGGCAAGGAATGGAAAGATGGCCCACTGGTCACGGTCGCCCCGGATCCGCCGCGGCGTCAGCCCTTCGAGTGCGTCGTTGACGAGTCGGCAGGGCTCGCAGACGAATGAGGTATCGGACGATCGTCGCCGACCCACCTTGGCCGATGACGTGGTCGATGGGCACGACGCGGGTGAACGGACGCGGCGAGCGTCACCGGACGATCAAGCGCGACCTCGGCTACCCGACCATGACCGTCAAGGAGATAGCTGCTTTGCCGGTCGACACGCTCGCTGAGGCCGACGCCCATCTCTACCTCTGGGTCACGCCCAAACTGAACCGCGAAGGCGTCGGTGCTGAGATCGCCCGAGCGTGGGGCTTCGAGGTGTTCAGCGAGTTGATCTGGATGAAGGTCAACTTCGGCCTCGGCAGCTTCCCGCGTCCCGGCCATGAGCCCGTCCTCATCTGCCGCCGGGGCAAGCTGCCCTTCGATCGGCGAGACGTTCATAGCGTGCAGCGCTGGGATCACCCGCGCGACGGCAAGCGAGGCAAGATCCATTCGGCCAAGCCTGAGGCGTTCCTAGACCTAGTGGAGAGTGCTTCGCCGGGGCCGTACCTGGAGCTGTTCGCGCGGCGGCAGCGGCTGAACTGGCATACATGGGGCAACGAAGCCCTCGAACACATTGAGATGGGCGCATGAACCACCTCCTCGACGACTACGACCAGGCACGCCAACAGGCCCGCTACCCACACCCAGAACGCATCCTCATCGCCATGCGACTCGCACGCGACCTCCACACCTGCATCGCACTCCTCCAAGGTGAACCAGTCGACCCAGACCGTCTAGACCCGGACGAAGTCCGCAGGGCGAAACAACGCGAGCTCGTCCGGCTCGACTTCCACGCCATCGACCTCCTCGACGCCGCATGAAGCTGCGGAGAAGTCGCCCTACTTACGACCCTGATCAGGCTGACCGGGTTAATGCAGAAGCGCGATCAGAGGTCACTTCCTCTTATGGGATGGCTCGGCGGCGCTACTGCAAGCACAGCCACGACATCTATGAGCCTGCGAACTATCGGTTCGCCAGCGACGGCCGGCGCATCTGCCTCCGCTGTAGGGACTCCAACGCATGACCGAGCTCGAGTTCGAACTGGACGACGCAGACGTCGACGCCTACTTCGCCAACCTCAACGGCGGCACACGACGCGAAACGCACACCAACCGGGCCGTCGATGGCGCCACCTTCATCCTCCACGAACCCGACCAGATTCCCGCCCACTGGGGTCGCACCGACCAGGTCCTCTGGGCTGAAGGCGAAGGACTGCTACTCGTAGGCCCCGATGGTGTCGGCAAAACCACGATCGCGCAACAACTCGTCCTCGCCAGGATCGGCCTAGCCGACCATTTCCTCGGATACCCCGTCGCGCCGGCGAAAGGCCGAGTCCTCTACATCGCCGCCGACCGACCCAGACAAGCCGCACGCAGCTTCGCCCGCATGGTCAACCAAGACCAAGCCTGCCAGCTCGAAGAACGCCTCATCGTCTGGCCGGGACCGCTGCCGTTCGATCCGCTCACCAACCACCACGGACTAGCCGACATGGCAGAAGAACTCGCCGCCACCGACATCTTCATCGACAGCCTCAAAGACATCGCACTCGACCTCTCCAAAGACGAAACGGGCAGCCGACTCAACATCGCCCTCCAAGAATGCGTCGCCCGCCACCTCGAAGTCTGCGCCCTCCACCACCAACGCAAAGAAGGCCGCGACGGATCCGGCAAACCCAACCGCCTCGCAGACGTGTACGGCAGCCGCTGGATCACCGCCGGAATGGGATCCGTCTTCTGCGTCTGGGGTGATCCGGGTGATGCGATCGTCGAGCTCCTTCACCTCAAACAGCCAGCCGAAGACGTCGGCCCGCTCGAGCTCATCCACGACCACACCCACGGAACAACAACCCGCGAAGCCCACTCCAGCGTCGAAGAGATCCTCCAAGAACACGCCGCCACAGGGCTCGAAGTCAAAACCCTCGCATCCCGCCTCTACAAACAACCCGAACCGAACCGCAAACAGACAGAACGCGCACGCCGCCGCCTCGAATCCCTCGTCAACTCAGGTCATGCAGAACGCGCCGTCAACAGCAACGGGCAAACCATCTACCAGCCCTGTGGATAACGCCCGTGACACCCAACGTGACCGTCAACCAAGCCAAATTTCATACACCGTGACACCCTCCGTGACCACTTGCGTGTCCAATAACAACGTAGTGTCACGTTGCACGTCACGGCAGCCAAAAGACCGTGACCGCAACGCTATTTGCAGGGGTTTCTTGGTCACGCCAACCCCCCCACCTCCCCTTATAGGGGAGGGAGGTGGCCACTCGCGCTTGTTCTACTCACACATAAGACGACCGCGAAGCATCGCATGCCTGACCAAAAGAAAGGGACACGATGGTTCCCTCCTTGCGGTCGAGACGCCGGCCGAGCTCGTCGGCCGCCATGGTCACCAGCCGCATGGTTGCGTGTCACAAAGTCGGATGGTCGGAGGGTCGGGAGGGTGGCTCAGCGCCATCCCGCATGGCTGCGCGGGTGGACGCCAACACCTGTTAGTGGCCGGAGACGGGGGCGGCAGCTCGAGACGCCGATCCCCCACCCGGCAATTTGCTCAGCCGGCGGCGCGGCGCGATGCGGCCCCCATCCACGTCTCGCCTGTCGACAAAAGATCCGGTTCTGATTGCGGGATTCGAAAAAAGGAGTCTTCGTGAACGATCGCCTGCTGCAGGTCTCGCTGCTTCTGCGTTCGCTCGCCGATCTTCGGTTTGAGCCGCAGTCGTGGTCGTCGGCGTTGCGGCGTCAGGCGATTTCGGGTGAGGGTCCTAGCGAGCGGATCGAGTGTGCGTCGTGTCGTGGTGAGGGCGTGGTGCGCGAGCGGAGCTTCCTGGTTCCGTGTGAGGCGTGTGGTGGTCATCGTGCGTTGCCGGCTGCGGGTGGACTGGACGGATTACCGGCGAGGCCTGGTCGCGGCTGGATCGTCGTCGATTCGTACACGCATCGGCCGATCGGGACGATGAATACGGGGACGTCGCAGAACACGAGGGCGGTGCGGTGTGATGCGTGTGGCGGCCAGGGGGCGTTCGGGAATGGTCGGCGCTGCTCGAGGTGCGGCGGGAGTGGCTGGGTCGAGATTGCCGCCGATCTTTTGCGGGCGTCGCGGGTCGGGCCGGCGTTCGCGTCGTTGGATTGGGCGCCGTCTCCGTTGCTGGCTGCGCTTGATGAGGGGTTTCCGGGTGCTGGTGCGGCGTATCGGCAGCGGTTGCAGGCTGGCAGCTATGAGGAGCTCGGGTCGGCGCTGGATCTGTTGCGGGCGGTGAACAGGCGTCGTCATTTGCTGGTTTGGCGGGTGTATGTGTTGGCGGAGCGGGAGCCGGAGGGGTTGCCGGATCTGTGGCGGGTGAGGTTGCATTTGGGGATGGAGTTTTTGGCGGCGGAGATGCCGGAGGTGATCAGGGTGCCTGGTTGGGCGGCGAGGAATGAGCGTCGGCGCCGGGAGCGGTTGTTGAGGGTGGCGGCATGAGGATTGTCCGAGAGCCGAAGGTTTCGGCGTTCACCTTCATCGATGCCAAGGTGGCGCTTTGGTGGGTCAATCATTACGAGGAGGCTGGCTTTTCGCGGGAGGAGGCGTTCGCGATCGTTCATGCGGCGATCCAGGCGCAGTATCCGGCGAAGGCGCGGTTGAGAGTTCGTCGCGGGAGGGGTGACGCTTGACCGTCGGCCGATTCTCCGGCTACAGTGCGCTCACCTGCCGTTTCGCCGGTGGAAATCCCTCTTCGGGGGGCGCGCGTGTCTCGCGCTAGCTATGCCATTTTCGAGGTGATGTGTGATGCCCGCTAGGGGGACGGCTGGGTTTAGTCGGTCACCGTTCACGGCTGCTGAGAAGCAGGAGTTGAAGCAGCGGATGATCGAGGTGCGGGCCGAGGGTTGGTCGTGGAAGAGGGTCTGTTCCGAGGTTGGGATTTCGGTTCGGACGTACTCGGATTGGCGGCAGAAGGACGAGAAGTTCGCGCTCATGTGCGCGGCCGCGGAAGGCTCTCGGCGGGACACTCTCGTCGACGACTGTCTCACGATGGCGCGTGATGAGTCGACGCCGGCGGCTCAGCGGGCGTGGATGTTGATGTTTTTGACGAAGCAGGCGGATCCGTCGTTCCGCGATAACCACAAGGTCGAGCATGTCGTGTCGGGTGGGTTGGCGGGTGCGTTGAAGCAGCTCGCGAAGATGGGCCGGGAATGAGCGAGAAGCTGCTGATCATGGTGGTCGCCGCCCGGTTGACGCCGTTGCAGACGGATGTCCTGCTCGACACGGTGCTGCTGGAGCGTGGGACTCGCGCGTTGGCGCCGGAGTATGGAGTGTCGGCGGCGGCGGTTTCTCGGACGTTGATTCGAGCGCGCGACAAGATGCGATCACAGTTCGACACGCCGCTGGCTGCATGAAGGAGGAGGACGCGATCACGGCGGGGATCCGCAAGAGCCCCGCGTTTTTCCTCGAGAAGATCCTTGGGTTTCAGCCATGGTCGAAGCAGTTGCAGATCGTGGAGTCGGTGCGCGACAATCCGCGCACGGCTGTCCGGTCGGCTAACGGTGTCGGCAAGACGGCGATCGCAGCCAGGACGGTGCTCTGGTTTCTGGCGGCTCATCCTCGATCGGTCGTAGTCACCACTGCGCCGACGTGGAAGCAGGTTGAGACTCAGCTGTGGCGGGAGATGGCCGTCGCGTTCGAGCAGGCGCGCGAGTTCTTCCTGATGTTGGGCCAGCCGGAGATTTTCAAGACGGACTTGACGATCGCGCCGAACTGGTACGCGACGGGGATCTCGACGGAGAAGCCGGAACGGTTCTCAGGGTTCCACTCCGCCCACATCCTCCTCGTCGTCGATGAAGCCTCGGGTGTCGCGGATGACATCTTCGAAGCGTCCGAAGGTTTCCTCACCTCGAAGAACGCACGAGTCCTCCTGATTTCGAACCCGACCCGGCTGTCCGGCGAGTTCTACCGGGCGTTCCATCGGGACGCATCATTGTGGAACCGGATTCATTTGTCGATCGAGGACACGCCGAACTTCACCGATGAGAAAGTCTCGGATGAGGTGAAGCAGTCGCTGCCGGACAAGAAGTTCCCGGCGCTGATGGAACGCAAGTACGGCCTCGAGTCCGCGTTGTACGCCGTCCGTGTGCTCGGCGAGTTCCCCCGGTCGCAGGACGACGCCGTCTGCAAGCTCTCCGACGTCGAGGCGGCCCAGTACCGCGAAGTCGAGCCAGGCCTGCCGGTCGTCATCTCGTGTGACGTCGCACGGATGGGCGGCGACGAAACGGCGATCGCTGTCCGCCGCGGCAACCACATCCGCATCGTCGACGCTTACGCCGGCAAGGACCTGAGTTGGACGATCGGCCGACTCCTCCAGATCGAACGCGAGCTCTACGCCGAGTACAAGTGCGATCTCGTTCATGTCCTCGACTACGCCGGGTTGGGTGTCGGAGTGTTCGACGCGCTGCGCGAACGATCGGAGTTTCCGGTGTTCGGGTTCAACTCGTCGCATCGCGCGAAGGATGCGCGCGACTATCCGAACCGCCGGTCTGAGGCCTGGTTCGAGTTCGCCGAGCAGTTCCTGCCGTACATCGATCTCGACCCTGACGCGCAGCTGCTCGAGGATCTGGTGGCGCCCGTGTTCAAGCCGGACTCGGCTGGTCGTCGTGTCGTTGAGGCGAAGGACGAGACGCGGAAACGGCTCAGCCGGTCGCCGGACAGGGCGGATGCGGTGCTGATGGCGTTCGCGTTCAACCCGACCGATGGCGGACTCGGGGATAGGGAGGAACGAAATCCCGATCCTGGCGCATTCTCGGCCGGTGTGCTGACCCGCCAGTTCTAGCTTCATCAATCGCGGCGCCCAGGTTGTCTCTGGCTGAGGGCCTGGGCGCCGCTACCTAGCCAGAGAGGTGGCACCCATGACAGCACTACCCGCCCTGGCGGTAGCTGAGCCTACCGTCACAGACGAAGAACTCTTTGAGGACGCGATCGCGGCCGAGGCGGAAGCGTCTCCGGCTCGGTGGCGCGCAGCGGACTGCTATGCGGCACTGAGTAGACGTGGCTACTCGACGCGGGCCATCGGTGCGCGAGTCGGCAAAAGTCAGAGCCACATCGTCTTCGCGCTGAAATGCGCACGTGATTACCCAGGTAATCAGAAGCGTCCCGAGTTTCAGGAGGCGTACGAGCAGGCCAAGGGCAGCGTTCACTTCTCCAGCGAATCGCCGGAGTGGGAGACGCCACAAGAGTTGTTCGAGCTGCTTGACGCCGAGTTCGGCTTCACCCTCGATGTCTGCGCGACTGCGGGAAACGCGAAGTGCGCGCGGTTCTTCACGTCCGAGGACGATGGTCTCGCCCAGGAGTGGACTGGCGTCTGCTGGATGAATCCGCCCTACGGTCGGGAGATCGCAGCCTGGATAGCGAAGGCGCATGAATCCGGCGACGCTGGCGCAACTGTCGTCTGCCTCGTTCCAGCTCGCACCGATACTGACTGGTTCTGGGATCATGCTCGTCACGCTGAGGTGAGGCTGTTGCACGGTCGCCTGCGTTTCGGCGAGGCGTCGAGCGGAGCACCCTTCCCGTCGGCAGTTGTCGTCTTCGGACGCAAGCCGAGCGTCATCTGGTGGGATCGTGTATGAGCAGATTCGCCGCGTCTACGGCCGCGTCTCCTACCTCTGGCCCGGCAAGCACGGCGACGGCGACATTCGCGTTGAGTTCTGCGGTAAAGCGCCATCCCATGCCGAGTTTCTAACTATCGCTTGGGGACTGGCGCGATCCGAAGATCGATACAGCGCAGAGCATGAGTGCGGCAGGTGGTGGCTGAAGCAACTCCTCGATGAGATTTGGAAAGCGGGGACTTGGACTGAAGCCAAACCGATTATCGAGCGAGCGCAGAAATCGGTTGATGAGAAGCGCGCAGCCTAGCCGGGAGGCGACATGAGAATCGGACGCCTCACGATTGCCTGGAAGCGTCGGGCGACGGCGAAAGTGTGTCTCCGACAGCTCGAGAGAATTGCGCTCGGGCCGGAATGTCGTGAGAAGACGCTTGCGTTGATGTTCCTGTTGAAGTATCAGGATCCGCGATTTCGGGCGAAGTCGTGAAGATCCTCGGTTTCGAGCTTCCCCGCATCCGCGCCGCCACCGAGCCGGACGTAACACCACCTTCCGAGCAGGGCGCGTCGGGCACGATCAACGTCTCTGGATTCCTCCAGAGCACCGAATACCTGCCGCTGCTCACCGGCCTCCAGGGTCTCAAAACGATCGACCAGATGCTCCGATCCGACGGTGCCGTGCAGGAGGCGACGGAGCACATCATCTCGCCGATCAAGAACGCGACCTGGGTTGTCCAGCCTGCGTCGCAGGAGCCGGAAGCGCTCGAGCAGGCGGCGCTGATCGACTGCGCCTACTTCAAGCATCTCGCCGTCCCCTGGCTCGAATCGCTCGACGAGCAGCTCGACTATCTCTGGTACGGCCATGCGGCGTTCGAGCCGATCTACAAGATCGTCGAGGAGGCGCTCTACTACGACGACCCGGACACGAAGGAGCGGGTCGATCTGCCGGCGCGGCAGTATCTGACGCTCGACCATCTCGCGCCCAGGATGCAGCAGACGATCTACAAATGGAACACGGCGAACTCGAAGCTGGAGTCGATCACCCAGCACGCTTTGAAGAACGGTGACTGGGGTGAGTGGACGATCCCGGTCGAGACGGGACCCCTATGCACGCTGCTGGTGTTGACGAACAAGCGCCGCGGCGACGAGTGGACGGGCCGTTCGATGTTGCGTGCCGCGTATAAGCATTGGTTCGCGAAGGATCTGATCGAGAAGCAGGAGATCGTCGGTCTCGAGCGCTGGGGTGTCGGTATCCCTGTCGGCTACCCGCCGGACGGCACGGACAAGGGTGCGATCGACCGGGTGGAGGAG